ACAAGAAAGTATATCCAAATTTAAAACTGACTATAATGATGGAACCAATTAAAAGAAAAAGAAAAAAGAAAAGCAAAAATTATTTTACACAAGATACCGAAGATGCTATTGTAAGATACAATAATGAACCAGATCCTGAAATCCGAAGTAAAATATATGAATCAGAGATCCATTATGCATTTTTTAAACTAACTCAGAATATTATTCACACATTTAAATTCTACCATACTGAGGTTGAGAATTTAGAACATTTACAACATGAGATAATTACTTTTTGTTTATCTAAATTTCATTTATTTGATCCAACCAGAGGGGCAAAAGCATATTCATATTTTGGGACCATTGTAAAACGTTGGTTAATTTTATATAATACTAAAAATTATTCAAAAAAGATTAAAAAAGTTGATGTTGATATCTTAACTAAAGATACTTCTACCCATACTTACAGTATGAGTGACGACCCCCAAAACAGTGAACTTAGTAAATATATTGATTTATTTACATACCATGTTACTGAAAATATATATGAACTCTTTCCTAAGAAAAATGATGCCCAAATAGCAGATGCTATACTTGAATTATTTAGAAATAGAGAAAATATTGAAATATTTAATAAAAAGGCATTATACATATATATTCGTGAAATTGTAGATGTAAAAACACCTAAAATTACTAAAATAGCTGATAAACTCCATGATATATTTAAAACACAGTATATTTTCTTTTTAGAAAATGGTTATGCTAAATTCTAATTCTATCTTATATCCATATTTATAATAAAATAACATTATGGCTTTAGATAAAATAGTATTCGGTGAAAAGAAATTCTCTGATATTCTTAGTGAGATCTACGATAACCAAAATAAAAAATCAAAACAAATTTCAGGTTTAATTTCTGAATTAAAACCTTTAATAAATGATATAGGAGATGCAACCTTAATTGTACCTCTCATTAAAGAATATTTAGATATTGGCGTTCGTAACGATGAACAATTAATTAAAATGTCAACTATAATACAACGCGCGCTAAACAATAGCACATCAGATGATGCATTGGGTATAACGGAAGAAGAAAAACAACAATTAATGAAAGAGTTAGAAACTCTTAATACTAACTACGAGGAAAAGAAAAATGGCGATAAATAAAACTGGAATCTCTAGATTATTTCAATTATCCCCAGATATTAATTCAAATATTAGTGGGGATGGTAAAACAACCCCTATAGGAGATTTTATAGTTGCTAGAGTTATAGATGTAAATCTTAATTCAAATTCAAATTTATTCAATAAATCTGGGGGGTGGTCAGGAATTGGTGCTATTAACTTTGCATCAGTTAAATCTTCAGGAAACCAAAACTCTCAAAACGAAGTTTTACAATTAGCTACACCTTTATTCCCTAATATAAAAAATTATCCTTTAGTTAATGAGTATGTACTTATTGTAAAAGGCCCATCAAATATTAACCCAGGTATAGGATCTGAATTAAAAAATTATTATGTAAGTATTGCTTCCTTATGGAATAGTCAACATATAAATGCTGCTCCCATAGATTTAAATACTAACAATAATACATCCCCCTCTTTAGATAAATCTTATACATCTATAGAAGCAGGAAATGTAAAAAGACCCCCAACTCAAAAACAGTCTATAGATTTAAATGGTAATAGCGGGGGAACTTTTGTAGAAAAAGGAGATATCCAACCTATTTTACCATTTGCTGGTGATAATATATTTGAAGGTAGGTTTGGTAATAGTATTAGATTAGGTAATACATCAAAATCCGGAGGTGATATACAAAATAATTGGTCCAAAGGTAATAATACTGAAAATGGAGACCCTATTACCATTTTAAAAAATGGTCAATCTGAAGATAACAAACCAGGATTTATACCTACAGTAGAAAATATTAATACTGACCCTTCATCATTATATTTAACATCTACACAAAATATACCCATAGATATATCTGTATCTAATAAAAAAGAAGGACTAGGTGCAACAATACCATATTCTAATATAATAACCCCAGTTCCAAAATCTCCTAAATCTTATAATGATTCTCAAGTGATTTTAAATTCTGGTAGGTTATTATTTAATACCCATACAGATAGTATATTATTTTCTTCACAGAAGTCTATTGTATTAACCTCAATTGAGGACTTAGGAATACAATCTCAAACAAAAAATGTTAATATTGTATCTGATAAAGGTATAGTATCTTTAGGTCAACAAAATGCTTCTGAGGCCGTGATTTTAGGTGACATATTTATAGATGATTTTATAGCAGTGTTAAATAATTTAATAAATTTATGTACTGCTTTAGGTAATGAAACCCAAATTCCCGCTGCAGGTTCTTTAGCTAATATTTTAAGTCAACCTGGTGGTACTTTAGATAGTATATTAAATAGAGCAAAAGCTGGTAGTCATAAATCTAATAAAGTAAAAACTAGCTAACATGGATGAAAAAGAAATACTAGAGTTAGGTAAAATATTCCTCCAAACCCCAGAAGCTAAAAAGCTAGTTGCTAAAGCTGAAGGGGTAATAGATGTTATAGAAGATTTCCAAATGACTAAGGCCCTTATTGAAAGGTATAAACCTGTAATCACTACCTTTTCAGTTAGGGGGAGGATATATGATGAAGTAAAAAATGAGCCCCTTCAAGGAGTAAAAGTAAAGCCCCAACTTGCTTTATATCCTATGAAACTAGTAACTAAAACTAGAAAGGTTAAAATTGACGATCCTAATGGTAAAATAAATAGGTTAACGGGTAAAATAAAAAAAATAAAAATAGAGGAAGAATATAAAAAGTATGTATTCAATCCTAAAGGTAATAAGGATATAAAAACTGATGAAAAAGGAGAATATGAACTTATATTTGGGACTGTAAGTATTACAGGTTTACCTCTATTAGCAATATTAAAACCTTTTACATTATATGAACTAGAAGGATTTGCACCCGCTAAACAATCTTTAGTAACATTGGCTGGTGAAGTACCTCAAGTTTTACCTATAGTTCCAATGTTAAACATAAGGGAATTCTCTAAGAGAAAAAAAGAACAAGCAGAAGATGAAGTATATAAAGCAGGGATAAAGGCAAATAAAATTCTTTTAGATGCAGCCGAATTAGTACTTCTTACAATAAAATCCCAAATTTTAAAATTTACAGCAACAGCACAAAATAAATTACTCCCTTTAGCTATACAATTAATGGTAATATTCGGTATTACCAAATTAGAAAAAGAAAACCAAGAGGAAGCTGTATGTCCTAATAATGAAGCATTAAGGGCTTTAATTAAAAAGAGAAATTCTATAGTTAAACAAATCAACCAAATGTGGAAGGTAATAGCAGCTAATACTGTAATTGCGGGGGTGTTATTTTACTTATCATTACAGTTACAAAATGTTAAATTATCTATTAGCTCCTTACCATTCCCCGTATCTGTTCCTCCTGGTACAGGTGTACCTTATTCTATAATTAGTAGATTAGAAAAAGTACAACAGTTATTAGATTCTTTTACAAATATATCTAAAGAATTAAAAAAAGCTATAATTATGTCTCTAGTATTTTTAGTAATATCTTTGATATTAATATTAGCATATTTAAAAAAAGTAGATGAATTAATAGAAGGATGTGCAGCTGTAGATCCACCATTACCTATGGATGAAGTAAATGTTGAATTATTAGCACTTAAAGAAAATTCAGAACAACAAGGTAATGCCCTATTAGCTAATATAAATGGTTTAAAACTATCAGTTATAAAAGAAGAAAAATTTAAAGTAGGTGACCAATATAGAAGAAGAGCAATCGCAAAAAACTCTCAGGGAGTTATAATAGTAGAAGGAGAACCTTCATTTAGTGCTGAAGACCAAATACTATTGGATGAATTAGCATTTTATATAGTACAAAATGATTTAAAAGCAATTTAATTTAATATTTATAATAAAGTAACATACTAATGAAATTAAGTCAATTAAAAACAATCGTAAAAGAAGCCGTAAAAGAAGCAATCCAAGAGGAAATGAAAGATATCCTTATGGAAGCTGTACGTTCTCCTAGACAAACCGTTGTCGAAAGAATAACTGCAACTCCCCCAACGGATCCAGGAACACCTAGTCCCCTAAATCCAGTAATGCAAACTTCACTTCCTGAAACGGATAAACTAAAACTAAGAGAAAACATGATGAGTGTTTTAGATAGTATGAGACCTGGAGCAGATGGTACAATACAAGCGAATACAAACAGTATGCCTTTACAAGTAGGAAGTGTAGATACCACTTCACCTAATGGTCAACTACCACAAGGAAATGTATCAATGGATCAAATAATGGGATTAATGAAAGGTAAAGTATAATATGGCATTTAGAGCACCAAATCAATTTGTTAATGATTTAAGACCAAGAGTTGGTATAGGAGTAAATATCCCATTCAATGAAGGTGGTGTGTTCACTCCTAATTACCAAACTGCTCAAGCAATAAAAAATAACTTAATCAATTATTTCCTAACAAACCCTGGAGAAAGACCAGGTAACCCCACATTTGGTGGAGGTTTAAGGAGATTTATATTTTCCCAAATAGAGGAAAATAATTTAGACTTTTTAAGAGAAGATATAGAAAGAAAAGTTAAAATAGAATTTCCATTGGTAAATATCCAAGAATTAAATGTTTTATCTAACCCCGATAATAATGAAGTAACAGTGCAAATATACTATAATGTTGTAAATACTGCTATTGAAGATACTTTAAATTTAAATTTTAACTAATGGCTGTAAGAAAAGATATAAAATATGTAAACAGAGATTTTACAGAATTAAGAAACCAGTTAATAAACTTTTCCGAAACTTATTTTCCCACTACTTATACTGATTTTTCTAACACTTCCCCCGGGATGATGTTCATGGAACAAGCAGCTTATGTTGGGGATGTATTATCTTTTTATTTAGATAATCAAATACAAGAAAATTTCTTACAATATTCTAGACAACAAAGTAATATATTTGATATGGCTTATATGTACGGCTATAAACCTAAAGTTACAGGTTTATCAACCGTTATTGTAGATATATACCAACAAGTCCCATCTAAATTAGTCAATAATGAATATGTCCCTGACTACGATTATGCTTTATATGTGGATTCAAATACATCTATGCAGACTACATCAGCAACTTCAGTTACTTTTACTTTAGATAACCCAATTGATTTTTCTGTATCTAGTTCTTTAGACCCAACAATAGTTTCAGTTTCTCAATTATCAGGAAACAACCCTTCATTTTATTTACTAAAGAAATCTAGAAAAGCATTTTCAGGTTTAATTAATACAACATCATTTTCAGTAGGATCACCACAAGAGTTTCTTACATTAGAGATTGATCAACCCAATATAGCAGGTATAGTAGACATAGTCGATTCTGATGGGAATAAATGGTATGAAGTAGATTATTTAGGACAAGATTTAGTATTCGATGGTATTAAAAACATAAATACTAATGACCCCAATACATATTTAGATGGGGATGTTCCTTATTTACTACAAACTAAAGCAGTTGAAACCCGATTTGCAACTAGGTTTTTAAGTAATACAAAATTACAATTACAATTTGGCGTAGGTAATCCTGATTCTACAACTGAAGAAATTATACCTAACTCTATGAATGTAGGTTTAGGTTTACCATTTGAACAGGATAAATTAACAACAGCTTTTAGCCCAACTAATTTTATATTTACAAATACTTATGGTATAGCACCTTCAAATACAACTTTAACTATAAGGTATTATACTGGAGGAGGGGTAAGTTCTAATGTATTATCTAATACAATTACAAATCTCAATACTTCAACAATAAACTTTATTAAAGGGGGATTAGACTCAACTCTAGCCCAGTACGTATTTGATTCAGTAGCATCAAACAACCCATCAGCTGCTTCAGGTGGTCAAGATGGAGATACAATAGAAGAAATTAGACAAAATAGTATATCACAATTTTCTACACAATTAAGAAATGTAACAGCTGATGATTATTTAGTAAGAGCTTTAAGTATGCCCTCCAGATATGGTAGAATAGCTAAAGCTTGGACACAAAAACCAAATGCTGAAGCTGCTAATACTACATTAGATTTATATGT